TATCTCCAACGATTTCGATCTGCAACCCTTCTTTTTTCTAGGACACTAGTATATGCATCTTTTGGAAGAAACCCTAGAGCAGAACCCTCTTTTTTTCTCAAAGAATCTATATAAGCAAAATCACCAGATTGACCCTCTCTAATAGTTGTCAAATTTCTAAATCCTGTGCTTCAGTATATAAAGTTCTCATTGTATTTTTGAGCCTATCTTTACTTAGGGTAACATCTAGATCATCAATGTATCGTTCCAGAAGCGTCATCGTGTCTTCTGTATTATTTACAATATCATCTGATACATTACTTGCATCAAGTTCTGAAAAGTCTTCAATAATTTTGACTTCATAACAATCAGCTTGCAGCAATTTGTCAACAAATTTGTCGAACCCATAAAGGTCTTTCTTATTCACTACAACCAACTTCACATATTTATTTTTATATGAGGACATATCATAATTAATTTCTTGACTGTCATCATAATAAATCTTAGAGAAAATACTAAGCGGGTTTACAATTCGTTCTAACTCTCTCTTCTCTGTATCGAACACATGAAATCCCTTGGGGTCATTCCAATCGTTCCAATAGATTTCATATGGTGTGCCAAGATAATATATTTGGCCATCATCTGATTTGTGATGGTAGTGACCACTCATCACCATATCGAATCTATTGAACTCTTGTTTGTCCCAGCCATGATCCATGATCATACCCTTTTGCATCTCAAAACCATTTAATTCTAAGTGACCCATAACAATCTGGGCATCAGATTGTTTTAACATTTTCATGGTATGATTCATATTATCTGCATTAATCCAAGGAACAAACAGAATTTTACACCCATCAAACTCAACTTCTGTTGTTTCCTCATATACCGATATATTGTCATAACGGCCGTCTACGAGTTCATGTAGTGAGTTTACAGCGTTAGTGTTCTTATAAAAGGTGTCGTGGTTCCCAACTAACATGTGTAAATTAATATTTGCAAATTTGTCAACAAATCGTTCACGAAAATCTTTTGCAATACGATAGCTAACATATTTCCTTCTGTCCATCACATCTCCTAGATGGACTACATCAGTTATATTATGCTCCTTTAGATACGGAAAAAATTGATTTTCGTAAAACTCAAAAAAATACTCATTAAAATTTGAATTATCATTTCTAGCACCAAAATGCGTATCCGTTATAAGTGCAATTTTCAATCTTCCTTCTCCATGAAAACTTCAAGGCCTTTGGCCTTAACAATTTCCTTTTTCTTAGGTTTATAAACATCTTCATCAGGAAGCATATTATTCATCAAAGTCTCATCCATATTATAAACAGTTGTATCTCCAGGCATAGTAGTGTATGCCTCATAATGTTGTTTCTGTATAGATTGATTTTTGATATGTACCTGTTTCTTCTCAGCCATGATCCTACGTAAAAACGCATAGTAAATTATTTGAGTAAAATATGCAAAAGGATTTTGAGATTTCTCTGGATTAAAATTATATGCGTATTGCAAACAGTTTTGAATACCATCAGAAATCATTTCATCTCTATATGAATAATTAATAAAATTAGGGCGGTAAGATAAATGGGTGGCAATCTTTAGAAAACACTCACCAATATAATTAGTTAGTGGTGGATTTTCTTCATCGACGGCGGCGTTCTCTAGACACTTTTCTCGCCATTCTACCATTGCTGCTAAAAATTGTTTGTTATCAACATAGTGTTGGGATTTCTTTTTGGCCATAATAACTCCTGTATATTTTTAATATAATTAACTATAGACTAAAAAGGCCAGAAAGTCAATACCTTTTGAGATACAAATACATTACTATTTTAATTTAAAAAGAGTATTGACTCTGTAGCAAAATCTGTATATACTACGCTTGTAGTCGGTTGATGATAAACTATAGAGTATAGATTAAAGCTTAGTGTATTGTATCAGACCTATTAGGATCAGTTAGTTCATCTAATGCTTCTTCTATAGCTTCCACCTCTTCTTCAAATTCAATAGAATCTAAATCTCTATCCGAAGGTTCGTCCATATCTAGATAAGGTTCTTCTTTAAAATCAAATTGATTTATACAATGCATATAATAACCTATTAACCCAGATGATGCTGGAGCTGACATAATTACATTATTTGCATTAATGTCAATATACTCTTCTTCTGTCATAGGGTGAACCCAAGGAGATAAGCTCAAAGATTCTGAGGCTCCTCTTCTTGATGGTTGACGTACTATCACCATTTTTAGGGGGTAACTGACTTGAATAGATTTATTAAATTCAAATAACTCATTATTATTCAACGTTGAGCCAATAATACTTTCGCCGTTAGATAGCTTAAATACCCTTATTGAGTCTCTCATAGTTTTATCCTGTCTACTTTATAATTAAACCTCTGTTCCTCATATATATTTATACGTTCTTTAAAGTGTCTTAACGTAAAATTTTGCCTAGAATCGATGGAGAGATCGTCGGCGATGTCAAAAACTCTGAGGCTTTTGCTTTTGTCTCCAAGTCGCAAACCACGCCCAAGGGACTGAAGCACTCTAATTTTGCTTTTCGAGGGGCTTGCGAACACGATGTTACTAATATTGCGAATATTAATACCAGTGCTGAAAGTCCCATAACTCGCCACGATGATAGCCGCCTCTTCATTTTCTACAATCCTTCTAATTTCTTCTCTGGTATCAGTATTGACACCACCATAAACAAAAAATACTTTCCTGTCTTTATATTTATCTTCTATTAATTTATAAAGCACTGCCCCATGTTTTTCTACAAACTGAAATAAACATAGAGTATTCCCATTGACCCTATCCATAAGGTTGCATAGAAAAGTATTCCTTTCAGCCTTAGTGACGATGTATTCCAATTCTGATGCATAGTCGAAATCCTTTACTATTTGTCTATCCTCTTCGGGATAATTTAAAACTAAACAATTAATTTGTAATGAGGCTAAAGTTTTATTATCAATCAGCTCTTTAGTTGTTACCACATATTTTGCTTTACCAAATAGTCCTTCCAACACCAATCTATGCGTTTGTGTTCCATCTAGTGTGCCTGTCAATCCAAAACGATACTTGCAAGTATCAAGCTTTGTCATGATTCCAGTGAGAGACTTTGCCTTAAACAAATGAGCCTCATCACCAAATACTACGCCAAATTGTCGAAAATATGGTCTGGGCATTCTATGAATAGATTGCCAAGTGGATATTACAACATCCTTTGTTACTTTTTTATCATGGCCTTGATATATTTTTTGACAGTATGTTCCAGAGCTCCACCCATAATCTTCGAAGTCTTTATACATTTGTTCTACTAAAGAGGTAGTAGGAACTAAAATTAAAGTTTTTAATTCCATCATTTGGTAGTATCGAACAAGACAATATATTACTAATGACTTACCCGAAGCAGTAGGAGAAATAAGAAGAGCACGATTTGTGGCAATACCGTGGGCAATGGCATCAAGCTGATAATCACGGATTTTAATTCTAGTTCCTCCAAGAGTAGGTCTAAGTCCCCGTACAAACCCTTGGACAACACTCCTTGAAATTTCTCGTTCGTTTGTAACTCCGTTTTTAAGCTCATAATCTTCACCAGTTTTTTTAAGGTACTCTTCTATATAGGGTAGTAATCCCATATAAATTTCACCATTCATTACATTATATAAACGAATTTTACCATCCCACATTTTATTCCGAAAGCTCGGCATAAATTTATGGCCTGGCACCTCAAAGGTGAAAAAATCATTCAACTCTGCGGCTAATGAGGGTTCAACTTCCTCAAGTTTTATATAAACTTCATTCTTTTTAGATATTAGCATGTTGATAATCTTGGTGGGAACCGTAGTCACCCCTAAGAATCATATTCCAAGAAACGCTAGTACGTTCAGATTGTGTAGGTGGAACCCAATGTTGCAACCAAGATGGAAAAATTAAACCAGTGCCAACTTCAGCATCAAATTGTAACATACTAGAATTTTTCCAGTTAGGCTTATTTTTTGGATGTAACGTATTAGCTTGTGGTCTAGGATCAAAAAATTGAATTGGAGCTGATCCCTCTGAAGACTCAACATAATAAACACCAGACCATACATTATTAGAATGTGTATGTGGTGGGTGTGACATTCCAGGCGTCATATGATTTCCCCACATACTTGTCATTTCTAGTTTGTCATATTGATATTCTAATTTTTTTAGAATATCGTTTGTTGTATTATGAACAGTTTCTAAAAGAGCTCCAAACGAAGATAACTTATATAAATCATCTTCTGTCTGCATTGTATTTTTTGCTTTAATATATGCAGACATATTCGAATGTCTATCTTCTCCAAGGTCTGATTTAAATTTATAAATCATTGTTGGAAATGCTGTAAATTCATCTATACTAACTTTCACATCAGCCATGATACTATACTCCACCTTTCGCCTTTTGTTATTTTTTTTACTTCATGTGGAAACATAAAGTTTGCTGGGAAAATTATAGCAGACCCAGATTTCGGACTATAACAATTTTCTGCAACATAAAACTCCCCACCTTCATAATTATCATTTAGAAAAAATAATACCGTTGCTTGAGGGTATCCATAAAGTTGTCCATGAGAATGATGGATGTTATCACAATGTGGTGACATAAACCCATCAACATCATATTTATTAAGCCTAAAATCTGTATGATGTACACAAGAAAAATGTTTCTGTTCCTGTGAATATATATTCATAACCTCAATAACAGACTTTTTAAGTAATGGATATGGCTTATTATCTTCCTTACACCAAACCTCATCCATTTTAACTCGTTCTTCGCTATTGCGGCTTTGTCCTTTATGATTAGCATAAGTTGATGGTTTTAACTCCCAAGGGTAATTCATAATAGATTTACACCCAGCATCATCTATAATGTTTTCATAGTATCCAATCCATTTCTTCATTAGAAACCACCAGCCACAAATTTCTTCCAATCTTGTGCATGTTTAATATCCCAACTACGATTGTCTATAGACTTAATTATACCGTCAACATACTGAACCAGAGTTTCATAATATTCAATTTTTAACTCTATATCAATTATCTCATCATCAGAGTTTATATAAACTCCCATATCAGTTTTTAAAACTTTCAAGTCAAACGGTTTTGCAGCATATACTTTAGCACCTGACTTGCCTCCATAATACTCCCATTTTTGTCTATACAACCTTTTATGATCAGCTTTCAATTGAAACATGAGTAATCGATACTTAGACTTATAGTCTAACCATTTTGGTTTTATGATTTGATTTTTATATGATTGTTGGTGTAAATCTTCATCATCTAATATAATAAGGTCTTCTTTGGCTTCCGCCTGCAATTCACTTAACTTATCCATTTATTCTCCATTATTTAATAGGTACAATTTTATATTGTTGGTATTTAAAGGTAGCACTACAAGATATTAAACTAGCATCAGTTGCACCCTGATCAAAATCTAAGGCTGCAAGTGTTACAGGAAACATATCTCTAAATCTAATTTCAATAATTGGATTGTTCTTGTTACTAAGCACTGTCAATGTTGCATCTGAGTACATTGATCTATCGCCAGTTCTTCCAAACTTAGATGTGTTTGTAGAACTAGTATCACCTGTAACATCTCTAAACGTTGTATATTGTTTTGTACTTTCTGGAAATCCTTGGCCAGTAATCCATTCATGCAATGAGAGATAATTTTCTAAATACTCATCAACAATAAATGAAAGACTAAAATCTTCAAATTCTGCTTTCTCACCAACAATAGGTACATTTGTAAAAGGGGTTGACATTTCTGTATTAGGAACAGAAACGCCAGGGATGTTACAAGCCGTAGTAAAAAATTCAACTTTAGGAAGTTGATTAATAGTAAACCTAAATTGACTTGGATTTAGATAATCCAATTTATCTGGTTGTCTAGAAAGAGCTGTTGAATCTACCATACTTCTATTTATATGTTATTTACATTCACATTTTTTCACATAGTCACTGACAGCAGCCTTTATGGCATCTTCTGCAAGAATTGAACAATGTATCTTGACAGGTGGTAGTGCTAGTTCTTTTGCAATTTCTGTATTCTTAATATCATTTGCTGCTTCTAGTGTGCGTCCTTTGACCCACTCTGTAACCAGACTAGATGAAGCGATTGCACTTCCACACCCAAATGTTTTAAATTTAGCGTCAGTTATAATTCCTTCTTCAACTTTAATTTGGAGTTTCATAACATCTCCACAAGCAGGAGCTCCAACAAGTCCTGTTCCTACTCCGTCATCTTCTTTATCAAATGAGCCTACATTTCGTGGGTTCTCATAATGATCTAATAGTTCTTTGCTATATGCCATACTCTATATAGGCGAAATAAAAAAAGAGGGTGCCCGAAAGCACCCTCTAAGTTTATAGTAAAGTTTCTTATTAGAAACAAATCTTACATGAGATTTGCAACCTTAACTCTACGGTAATAAACGTTAGCACCGTCATCAATAGATGCATCAGTGTTCTGTGTGTCATTCGCAGCAACTGCACCAGCAGTCTGAGCAAATGGGTTAGCAGCCATCCCGTAACGAGTCTTGAACCCGATTTTAGGTTGGAACGTATTTTCACCAACCGCACGAACCATTTGCAACGGAACGTATGGGCAGTAGAACATACCAGCGTCATAAGGCGAAGAACCCTTATATCCGACAACGTAGTACTGAGAAGCAGATACGTTGGCAGCATATGGATCAACATATACTTTATAACGACCATTAAGAACACCAGCGAACGTTGTCGTTGTGTCATCAATGTTGAGTTGATTGTTAAGAGCAGGCGTGTAATCAAGGATACCAGCCATCTGCAATGCAGACGCAACGTCAGCAGAACACATTAGCATGTTACCTTTACCACGACGAGTCTGTTGACCAATCGCATTAGCATCTCTTTCGATACCAAACATCAAACCCTTGAACTTCTCAACCGACCAACGACCATTCGAGTCGGTGTCGAGATCAAAGATACCAGCAGTTGTTGTGTTGACTTGTGCGCCTTTAACAGCGGAAACGTAAACACGACGAACAACCTCACGGTTGATTTCAGCAAGAATTTCCGAACTAAGAATGTTCGCAAGTTCTGTTTCAGCGTCCAAACCGTGGATCGCTTTGAGGTCTTGAGCAAGTTCCATCGTGTACTCAGCCTTCAGAGCACGTGTAACGGCAGTAACCGTTGACTTATCGATAGAGAATGCCATCTCAGCGAAAGCGTTTGTGGATGTATCACCCAATGCTTCACCTTGAGCAGTTGTCTGACCAGTTGCACTTGTGTAAGTACCAGCAGAAGGACTGTCGTTAAGAACGGCAGGGTTTGTTTCTGTGGCACCAACATCGCCACCACCAGTTGTACCGGCGGCGTTCTGGTTAGATTTACCTTGACCGCCTGGAAGAGCTTCATCAACAAGAGCTTCAGCACCATCAGAAGAGATGAAGGAAGCACGCATTGCGAAGATCAGACCCGTAGGACCAGTCATTGGCTGAACACCACAAATGTCATACGCAATCAAGTTAGGCATGGCACGGCGAACGAGCGAGATCAAAATTGGGTCCCAGTTTGAGATGGAACCACCAGTGGAGTTAGTAGGTGCAGCTTCCGAAAGGAACCCTGCATCTTCTTTCATGGCTTTTTCTTGGTTTTCTAGGATAACGGTTGTGACCGCACGTTTATAAGCATCCTCAATCTTAGGAAGATCGGGGTGTTCTAGGACGGGCGCCCACTTTTCTTGTAGATGTTCTGTCTGAAACATTGAGTTTCTCCTTATTATTTTCTACAGTTATTTATAAAAATCATGCACTCTTTGTACGACTGATTGCCGACATGTAAGCACGAATGCTTTCAGTCGTATCAATGTCCTGTGCAGTCTCACTATTCTCATCATCAATTAAGAAAGATTGTGCTTCCCCAAGACTTTTTGGGAAATAGCTTTCTTTCAAGGTGTCTAGTTTGGCCCGGAAGGAATCTTCAGAAACAAAATCAACATCTTCTGTAAGCGACTTGAATTTCTCTACTTCAGTACTAGCCAGATCATGTGAAATTTCACTGGTAATCTGTTCTCTTGTTAGAGATTCAACCACTTTTCTTTTCTCAACGTTTTCTTCAATCTTTTCGTTGAGTTTTTCTTCTAACTCAGCAATCTTTTCTGCTTGAGCTTCCAGAACGTCATACTTTTCGTCGGGAACATCAATGTAATGATCTTCAAACAATTGTTTTAGACCAACAATAAAGTCCTCGGCGATTTCACCTTTTAGACCACGTTCAACAGCAAGTTCATTCTCCTTCATCCACTCTTCAACAACGTAACCAAGATAGTTATCAACTTTAGTTGACAATTCTTCTTTTATTGTATCAGTAGCTTCATCAAGAGCAACACTGTAGCCTTCTTCCATTCGCACAACTTCACTACGTATCTTAGATTTAACAGCTGCCTCAAAAATTGTTGCAGCCTTTTCTTTAAATTCTTCGGAGAGGTCTTCACCAGCCATTAGAGCATCAACATCTTCTGCAACGTTAATTGACTTAATTTTCTCTTCGATAGCATCTTTCTCAGCTTGAAGTTTTTCAAGTTCTTCTTCAGTCTGAGCTTTACCAGCTTCAGCAAGTTTAGAAGCATGAGAAGCAAGCATCTCTTCGATTTCAGACTTCTTCATCTTACCAATCTGTTCGATTGCCTGTGCTTTAGTAAGTTTTGCTTCTGAAACAACTTCACCTTCTTCTGGTTCGTGAGATGCAGCAAGCTTCTGAGGACCATCAGATTTACCAGCACTTTTCTGTTGTGCATCACCAGAAACAGCTTTAGCAGAAGCAGATGCTTTCTTACCAAGTTCTTTTTCTTTACGATCTTCGTCAGCACCCTTCTCTACTTTTGCTTCGGGTTCTGCACCGCCGAGGTCTTCTTCGTCGTTGACCTCATCTTTTACTTTTTGGGGAGCATCTGCTTTTCCACCCGAATCGGATGGTTGACTGGCTTCTTCTAGTTCCGCCAATACCTCTGCTTCAAGCTCCTCAATTGTTTGTTCTAATTCGGACATGGAATGTCTCCTTTTGCAATTATATTATTTATACTTTACAACATTTTGAGGAATTTAGCGAACTCTAAAGCTTCTTTGTTCGCCTCTCTTTGACGGGTTTTAACGTCAAATTCTGTTTTTAACTTAGCAACGTGTGCTTCAACTAACGATCCGTGGTTCCAAACCCACTCTTTACCTTCCATAATACCCTCAACAAAAGCATTAGGGGCAGAAGGATCGGCAACAATATCAGCAGCTGTTGCAAGGTAAAAATCATCTCTCACATAGTTAGCACCATTTTTTTGGTCCAAACTTCCCATGCCCCTAGATGAAACGCCTAACTTAGCACCTTCATCCATGAGGTTCTTAACAATCTCACCCATTGGTGTGGCCATAATTTTTGCCTCACCAATGAAATTTTTACCATCAGGGGTCAAAGAAGTGATCATGTGGGACACTCGTTCCAAATTGACGGTTGGTCCGTCTGGATGTCCCAGTTCCCCAAAGGCACGATTTTCTTTGATAAAATTCTTGTTATACTTAGTAACTTCGTTATTAAGGATTTCCATAGGATATACTCGACCATTACGGTTCTTGATATCAGCCTGCATGAAAATGCCTCTAATTTTGTATTCTTTCTTTCCGCCTTCTTTTTCTTCGGTGATATACTCCACCTCTTCAACGGATTCTGAAAATAATTTTACGGTCTGCATCTCATATCCCCTATGACGTATAGTTTTCGTCTTTCTTAAATTCGATGATGATCGTACCAGATGTACCAAAACAACTAGCTTCATGATCACCAGAACTTGCAGTAGTGTTTACGGCTGTCCCTGCAATTTTACTAGCAGTTCCGTCATAGTGTCCTGTACCAGCGCATCTAAACTGTGTAGAATCTTGTGAATTGTTTGCCGCAGCACCCACTTCTATGATTTCTACATGACCTGTATCGTCATCTGCTGTACCCTGTACCAATGACCACCAAATACGGTTTAAATGTAGTTTTGCACCGTTTGCGTGACCAGCTAATGCACTTGCATCTAGAATAGCATTATTTGCAGTTGTATCATCTTCGATATCAACCAAGATGGTGACATATCCACCATCGCCTGCATTTGCTACAGGTGTGTCTCTTAATGTTCTTGTAGCAAAAGCCATTTTTTTACTCCTAGATAGCTAGCATTTCTTTTTCAAAATATCCAAGAAGTTCTTTCTCAGGAACTTTATATTTTCTTGAAATATCTGTAATAGTTTTCTCGAAACTATTTAGGAAATCAGAAGGTTTAGCATCCATTTTTTTGAATATATCGTCCACTGCATCCTTTAATTTAGGAGAAAGCTTCTTATATTGTTTAGATTTCTTGTGTTCATCCCTCTCTACAACTGTAGATTCATAGATTTCCTCAATCCTCTTCATTTTCTACACTCATTGTTTTAACAAAAGTCTTAGCTAATTCTCTTCGTTGTGATTCTAAAGCATCTCCAACTTTACTAGACAATGCAGTACTAAATTGTGTTTCTGCTTCTACGTTGTTACCATTAGACAACGCATCAATAATTTCTCTACTCATTATTTATCTCCTCCATTTTCAGTTGCTTTCGCAGTTGCTTTTGCTTGATCAGCTGCACCCAATGCTTGAGCAGCTTGTGCTTTCTTCAAGTCATCTTCTGGGTCTTCTTCACCTTGGAACTTACCATAATCATCAGCAGGAATAGGAGCGCCACCAACTTCTGGATAACGTGTAACACCATCGCCACCATCTGGTAAACTTATACCACCGTCCATTGGGTCTTTTTCAAGTTCACGAGCAATTTGATCTCTCATCTCATCAATCTGAGTATCGTTCATACGTAGAACATGTTTAAGAACATATTCTTTACTGAAGAATGTACCAATATAAGACTGAATTGAATCTAGTGTTTGAATACGATCATTAATAAGTTCAGCTTCTTTTAGTTCTGCAAAGTGACCATCTTTTAAGAAATCATATTGAATGTGTTCTTTCATCACATCCCAATCATCCAAAGATATAATACCCTTCAACAACAGCTGAGTCTTTAAAATATCAGTGAATATTGGTGTAAATTTCTTTCTGATCTTTTGAATAAATTTAGTAAATTTTAGTTCGTCCCTAGTAATATCACTACTACGTCCCATACTAAATTGATTCTCTGCTTCTAAACGAGAAATAGGAACGTTAAGTGAACGATATAATTTCTGTCTGAAATATTCAATATCGTCAATTTCACCAAGATTTTGACCACCGGCTAAAGTAGTAATTTCTGTACCTCTACCACCTTCACGCCGTGGAAGCCAGAAATCTTCTAGCATACTCATCTGATTTCTATCATCACGAATCTCACCAGTAGATGCATCATACACTAATTTATTACGGTAACGATTCATAACGTCTTTAAGATACTGTTCTGCTTTTACCTTTGGTAGATTACCAACATCAATGTAAAAAATTCTACGTTCTGGAGCACGTGAGATACGATAGATAACCAATGCATCCTCAATCATACGTAATTGATTGACAGGTTTAATTGCCTTATGCAAATAAGACAGAACCTTACCACCGTTCTGATCAATAACACCAGAAGGACAATATGCAATTGCATCTGCTGCAATCTTCAATCCTTGACTAGCTCCACCGTATCCTGCTGAGAAAAGTCCTTTCTCATTATAGATAAAGTACTCATCAATTTTTGTTATCATATCTACGCCAGTCTTTATGTCTTTATCTTTTTTGACCTGTCTGGCTTTTTTAATTTTTATAGGATCAATATAACGGAGGTCAACAATACCTCGTTTGGGATTTTTTGTATCAATTACTTTATGGTAGAAAACTCGACCATCAACATACCACCTACGCATGATGTCATGACCTTTTTGTTCCCATTCCATAAGGGATAATACTGTATCAAATTCTTTTCTGATTGCTCTTTTGATTTTGTCTGGATATGGAAGCCTGTCAGTACTAAGAGTTACCGATTGTGATACCTCATCAGCTGTCACTGCTTCGTTTATAATATCCTCAATTGCACTGTCGCATTCTGGTTGTTGTGCAATGTCTCTATATCTTCGAATTAAATCTAGTTCTGTTTTTTCACGACCATCGGTATCTAAAACTTGTCCAAAGAAACCACCACCAGCAACGTCGATAGCGCCATCATCAGGAGTTGGGGTGGTGAAGACTTGTTCACCACCCGTTTCCTTATTAGCCCGATTAATTGTAAAACCGAAAAGTTCAGCCATAATATTTCATATCTCCCTACTCCTTTATTTAGTAGGTTTATAAAGTCACTTATACAGTGAGTGACGCAGTAACTGTAAATGAAGCTCCTGATGTCTCAACTTCGTTTGTTAGAAAGTGTTGATATCTAAATGATACTTGAAACTCTTCAACAGCAGTTGCTGCCTCAGTAGTAAGTTCAATATTACTTATAGTCAACGGCCAAGCATTAATAAACTTATATTGTTTCAAAACTCTATCATCTTTATCTAACTGAGATACGGTCATATCAGCACAGTATGCCAAACTATTACTTTCACCTTGACCCGTTGCAAGGTTATTAATAGCATTTGACCATTGTTCCATAGCGTTACGGATTGCAAAATCTGTATCGTTAAGGAATGTTACATCCCATGTATCAGGAAAGTCTCTATCCCCTGCAAGAAAAATCTTCCTTCCTCTAAAAGGAATTTCAATTTCTGTAAGAGCCATTGCTGGTAGCGCAGTGGCCTTGCAAAGAAAAGAAGCCTTTCTAATATCAAAGTTACTAATACCAGGCAATTGAGGTACTAAAACTTCTACTTTAAATTGGTTAGCTCTGGCACCGCCACCAATTAGTTGGGCTCTAAATTGATCTATTGTTCCAACCATGTTATGTTACCTCCTTAAAATTGACCAATTACTTCACTGAACTCAACGCCTGTGCGAACTGCAACAAAGTTAAGAGAGATAAAGTTAATTGATCTTGCTGGTTTAATATAGATGTCGGCAATAAATTCGTTTCGGTCAATGACTTCACCCGTGTTGTTTGTGCCATCAGCAACAACTTGGAAATCAGTAATACCTCTACGACCCTGCACATCCCTCAAGAAAGGTTCAACTAAGTTACGGAACTGAGCCCGTGTAAACTCATCGTTGAACTCAAAGAGTTGGAATTTAGCAGCAGTAGCAATTGCTTTTTCAAGAACAAGGAACAATCTACGCACGTTAATACGATCAAATGCACTTGGTTTTGTTAGAGCAGTTTTATCACCAAAGAGAACTACACCTTGGCCTGGAAAATCAACAACTGGGTTGATACGAGCCTTGTAGAGAATATCTCTTTCTGCTTGTTGTGGATTATATGCAAGTTTAATTGCACCACGAATATTACCACGATTGAAACCGCCTGGTGAGAACCAAGGGTCAGCAACGCTGTCTGTGAATGCACACAAACCAGCAATGTCACCATTCAGTGGAACATAACGATACAAATCGTTATATTTGTCATACATGTATTTGTAACCACTGTCATAAACCACATAGGAAGATGATGGTAGTGTATCATAAGAATTTTTAACATTTACTGTTTGCGTGTTTGAACTTTGAACATTAACAACCGACTGTCTAGCAGGCGATATAAATGCAACAAGGTCTTTTCTTAATTCTGCAAGATCAGTTAACATTGTACCGTGTGTATCAAACTCATCGCCAGGCGTACCGAATGAACTACCACTAACTGTAACAGAAGGACCACCAAGAATAAAGTTAATATCATGGAGTTCAGCATTTGCAAATAAGTCATATGCAGTACGTTTTTCACCAAGGGATACTGCATAATCATCAGTACCACCTGTAAGAGAGTCAAGTGTTGGTGTATCTACAGCTGTAAATGAACCAGCATCTGTATCTAAAACCATGTTATCGCCCGTTTCAGCAAGAACATTATCACCTTCATCAGCACTATTTGCATCCGTGGCGTCTAAGACAAGAGCATTAGTTGCATCAAGGTCTACTCCCCAGTTTGTTCCGGCTGAAAGATGATCCATCCAGAAAACAAATGCTGAACGAATATAAAGAATTTCTGCATAGTAGTTTGTTCCACCTTGTGCATTTTTAGCATTAGGGTTTTTGGAAAGAGCAGTATAAGTTTCTAAAACAGAAAGTGTACGTTGACCAGCAACATTTTCAGCAAAACCTGAAATTTTACCAGTTGTATCATATACTACGATATGCATTTCATCATTAGCACCACGGCCTTCTTTAGTAGACCAAGTAGATGTGCCCGGTGCGGAATCAAACAAATCGTAGAACTTCCACCGGCGTCTAATAAATGAGTTGTCAGCAAGGGAAGCAGCAAGGCCAGTTCCACTTGGGTTATCTAAGTCACGAACCGTGATAGTATCGTTTGCAGTATCTCTAGCAGTTACTTCGTATTCTTTGCCAGCATGACCTGTAGCAGGAGTTCCGAAACCACTGTCTGTGAAAAATGAAACAATGTCACCAACGTTAATTACATTAGATGCAAGATCAACGTCATCAACTGTTATAGATGTTGCACCACTTGCTGGTGTACCGTTAACTTGGTTAGCACCTGTAATGTCTTGCGAAAATGCTGTAGAAGTAGCACAGATTGAAACAGCGAGACTATTACCATGATCACCAGCAGTTCGTGCGGCAAAAGGACCAACACTACCTTGACCATCTCTAAATGAGTTAGTATAGTGATCTGCATCTCTAATTAAAAGTCCAAGGTTTGAACAGGCGTTCAAAACAGCAGACTCACAACGCACAACTTTAAGTGCATTTGAATACTGCAAAAAGTTTGCAGCAGTGAAAAAATATTCAAAGTTACTTGAGTTTGGTTTACCAAAAATGGCAACCAACTCAGCCTCCGACCCAATATTAACAACGGAAGAAACTGGACCCTTTTCGAAAGGTCCGGCCACAGCACCGATATTAGTTTGGATGGAAGGAACAATGTTTGTTAAGTCAATTTCTCGAACATGTACGCCAGGCGACACTAAAAAACTCATTTTCCTTACTCCTTTTATCTGTAGAGAACCAACTCTACGTTAGAGTTTATTCTTTTCATTACGAATATTTATAAAAAACAGATTCCTAAAACACTGTTTTTATATGTGAGGATTCTTATAAATAATCCTATGAATGAACATTATGAAAAATATAAAGATACTATAAAAAGTGTATCAAAACGTAATTATCGTCAGCGCATTGTATGGCTTAACGAATATCTTGCAGAAAAGTCATGTTCTCATTGTGGTGAAAGTGAGACTGTATGTTTAAAATTTTATCCACACAACAACAAAATAAGAAAATTAACTCAACGTAAAGGTATGAATGATGAAAGCCGAAGGGAAGTTACTGAACTAATATATCAATCTACTGTCCTTTGTTCAAATTGTTTTATTAAAATAGATAACGATCTTATTGAGTTTATATAGTAACTTACCAATTTGAACGATTGTCTCTAACCACTGGATTCCATTTAGTTCCATACTCATCAGTCATTTGACCAGAGTTTTCCTCTTCAAGACCATCAAGCACAAATCCAAACGGAGCCATATCTTGTTCTAATGAGTCTTGTTGTTCCCTCATCATAGTAGCTCGAATGTCTTGATCAGATAATTCTTTGAAATATTGTTGGTCTGTTGCCCATGCAAACATAAACAGACATGCTACCAAATCATCGTTACATCCTTCATCAGCCTCAAATGATTGCCCTTTGACAATAAATGTAGATAACTCTGTGATAATCTCCAAGTCTTCAACAATTAACTTATTGTCCTCGACTAATTGTTTAAGATTAGAACAACCAATACGTTTTACTGCTTTAGTGGTTCTTACCCCCAATTGAGCTCTGCCCCCTGAGAACCCTCCTCCAAGGACTTGTCCCGCTCGCCCACGCATGGAAGCCATTATTATGTTGTCGTACTCCAAGTCAAACTGCATAGCACTAGCAACTTGTTCTCCAATGTCATTAACCTCAATCATAACAAATGCTTGATTATATGCACGAGCAACATCATGAATTTTTGCTGGAAATATAAGAGGTTTAATTTCGTTGTCTCTAAATTTTGCAACAATCTTATAAGGTATTTCTGTTACATCAACCACTACAAATGCTGAGTAATCATTCTTTGTTCCTCTAGAAACATCAGCGGTAAGAAAGTATGTGTGTCCTTCTTGTGGTGAAACATGAACATCTAGTCCAGCATTAGACTGAATTGGAGTTCTATACGTCAACTGTTTAAGTTTAGCTGGTGTGATTAGTGTATCAATAGACCCTAGAAACTCACATTCAAACTCTGTGTTAAATTGAGATTGAGAGGTATTCTTAATAGTTTCTGCTTTCCACTTATCATCACGGCCAGGAACTTCGCTCCAATGTACTTCAATTGGAACATAAGTATTTCTTCCCTCCTCTGCATCCGTCCACAACTTATAAAACATGTTCATACCATGTGGAGTTGAAACAATCATTACCTTGGTTGTTTTACCAGAACTAATTGTTGGATAGACTGAACTAAAGAACTGTTCTGCAACGTTTGCTGGGACGTAGGCAAACTCATCCAGAAATATAATATTATAAGACCCACCACGAACAGCGCTTGCAGAAGTAGAAGATGCGAGTATTTTACTACCATTTTCTAACTCCAAGCTGCCTTTGTTCCAAGACATAACGCCTTGTTGTAACCACTTGGGTAAGTGTTCATATGCGAGTTGAAGTCTCCCAAGTAAGTCCCTTGCAGTAGCAGCCTTATTGGCAAGGATAGCCACATTCACACTAGGATTAAACAAAACATAATGAAGTAAATATGCAATAATAGTAGTAGATTTTCCAGACTGTCTAGGAAGCTTACATATAGTAAAACGATTCTGATGAAACGTTCCTATCATTTCCTTCTGAAAATCATAGAGTTTAAAAGGTACTAGACCTTCATCCAAAGATACAATCATAATATAGTTTTCCACAAAATACTGTGGGTCTGCCATACAACGTTGATACTCTTTAAGTTCTTCCTTTGTCCACGACTGAGCAACATTGGCTCTTTTGAGGTTAGGATTTCCTAGATATACTGATTGTTCTACCATGATTTATTTAGGTTAAATAGAAATGTTCATTTAAATTTTTAGGCATGATTCGTAAACCTCCTGTGGAATTTTATCACTATTCCTCCAATATCTACCATCCTCTAATACTAACTTAATTATATTAGGCCTTTTTCTCCGCATCTGTCTATATTCATAATTATATTCTATATCAATTGATCCAGCCAAAATTTTAATTAATGAGGGTTCTTTTGTTTTACTTTTTCTATAAGTTTCATCTTTAATGTATTTGTTGATATATTCCTTAGCCGGTTGTTTATATGTCTCCCAAGTACCCCCATGTTTTATATCGTGGTTAGTTATAGACCATCTCTGAAAATCCTCAGTGTTAAAAAAACTTATCGTGGACTTCCAATCTGCTGTAGTAGAAAACGTAAAAATCATACGACTATCTACATCTTGCCACTTAAAGCAAAAATTACACCACCAAAATAAATCAAATATTGTTTTTATTTCAACTGGCGAGTAGTCCACATGTTCAAATAAAACTTTAGCTAACTGATTTTTTTTATATTCGTAATTTTCTTGTGTATCCACTGGCGTATCAGATTTTATATTAAATAAGTTATTATTAGACCAAGAAAAAATATTCTCCCAATCATCTGCATGTTTATCTAAGTTTGCATGTAAGGCATCACTACCGAATAACTGGTCACCACACTCACCTGTAACTTTTATGATATCATGATTCTCAAATAAAGTATCAACCAACATTTCTTTATGTGGAAGAGGATCATTTCTGTGTTTTACTAATTTCTCCCACATCAGAGGAAACTCATCTATAGAATCTTGCGTGTATCTAATATTCAATACATCAGAATCAGATTTAGTTTCTAATAGTGCTATCAAAGCTCCGCTGCTGTCAATTCCACCGCTCCAAAATAGTTCTATGGGTTTTCCTAATTTCCATAGTTCTTTGGCTGCATCCATGCAACACTCTTCCCAAGACTTATTGAATTTTCCTACAGTTGGAATTTCATCATACATCATATCAAAAGTATTAAACTTACCAGTTCTATCTACAGTCGTATATGATTGAACTAATTGACCTACATGGTGCAACGGCGGCGCTACCTCAAAAATATGTGGAGCATTATATTTTACTTTCATTCAAAGATGCTCCTCACTTCAAAATTCTCATCAATGTAACGAAATCGACGCTCTTGTATTATTTCATCACTGTGATCTTGTATTAGACTCGATTGTTTATACATTGTTAGTGCATATTCACTTCCAGTGATATCATATATAAATTTTTTCAATGGCATCTTATAATGCGTCCACCAATTACCATTACACTTTTCTTTCCAATTATTATTCATAGACCAATTTTGAAATTCGTCTGTATCAAAAAAATTGTATGTGGGTATCCTTCTGGCAGCTGCCAACCAAAATCTATATTTTGGATGTTCGTATTTACAGGTAAAGGTGAACCACGATAACATGTCAAATACTGTTTCAATCTCTGTTTTACGATTATCATATAATAAATGGGCAACTGAACTCCAAGCTTCTTTTTTTTCTTTGTCTTGAATTGGTTTTAGGAAAGAAAATATATCCTTACTTAAAAGGTTTTCCTCATCGTTCAAATTTGGAAAAGATGATAAATTATGAAAATTGCCCATAATCTGATCGCCGATCTCCCCTGTGACATAGATGTTACTTTTATCATTGGTGTCGGAAGAGCCTTGGGGTTGGTCTTTAATAAACTTTGTTACTGACCCAACTTCTTCAGTTAATATTTTATTTCTTACAATCCAATCATATAAAAAAGGACTTTCTCGCACACTGCTGCGACTATGTAATAAGCTTACTTTATTATTATCAAATAATATCTTTCCATATTTCCAAATACCTAAAAGAGCAGCGGAACTATCAATGCCACCACTCCAAAGAATATAGATTCTTTTATTTTTAGCAATTTCACATAATTTAAATACACTCTCCTCTATACATTCCTCTATGGACAATGATGTAGTTATTTTAGGAATGGGAGTTGTATTTGGAAAATCTAACGACCCATTATAGAAATCAATCGTCTTACTTCTGTCAATAAGAATTCCCGATCTTTTCGGCATCATATTTGAATATTTCTTATCAAATGAAGATAAATGTCGAGAGCTCTCTGGAAATTCCTCAATTGGAACATAAGGATTACCTGGCAACGTTAGTGCGGTCATTCGCAAGTTTCCTCCCCACATAAACAATCAGACCACTTGCACCAGCTGTAATAATTGCGCCAGGCGCAATAAACATCCAACCGCCACCGAATAACATTCCATAACAGAACAGTGGTAATCCTAATATAAGAGATGCAATAATTCCCCAAAACATTGATGGTTCATAAATATCATCATAAAGAACAGCCTGCACTGTAGGAAGAAGTGTACATGCTCTAAATGCAGAATGAAATAAGAACAGATGTACTACTGCAAGTCCCGGCGTATTTGCAATTCCAACCGCAAGAACAGCAAGAGCAACCATAGCAACTCTAGCACCAGTTATTTCTGAAGTAGGAAACCAATCTTTAGCTGCAAGACTACTTACAGCACACATTGCAGAATCACATGTAGATAGAAGTCCACACATAACTGCAAATAAGAAAGGATAGACTGCCCACACAGGCAACAGCTCTTTAATTACCTCGTAGTTGACCAAGCCAGCTGCAACCTTCATATCCAGACCAGTAGCAATAAATCCTAGAATACCCATACTGATAGGCACGATAGCAAAAATTGCAGCTCCTAAAAAGAATGATTTTTTTAACTTTTCTTTTTTAATACTAAATGCTCTTTGATAGAACATCTGATCGCCAAACGGTCCAGCAAGTAGACCGATACTAACAGCAATACCAAAGGACAGAAAAACATCCAAGTCAAAAACACTTCCTGTCGCACCCTTAGCAACGGTTTCCCAACCACCACCTTCTGATACTGCCCAAGGAACCAATGTAAGGCACATAACAGCAATGATTACCATCTGTACCCAATCAGTTACAATAGACCCCTTGATTCCACTAAACAAACTATAACTAAGTGCAATAGCAGCCATGATTACGGTTATGAGTGTAAAGTCAACACCTGTCATCTTGTGCATCAGCATACCACCAGCAAGCAGTTGAATTGCAAATGCACTAATAGTCAAGTAACCCATCTCTCCCCAATAGAGTTTTTGTACTCTAGGACTCACCTTGTCACGAATGTATCCACTAAGAGTAAATCCTTCTGGAACTAACTCCCTTAGATAAGAAGCAAAGTATGCAAACAGAACCAAACAAAGAACGTTTGGAACTGTAAACCAAAATAAGCCAGGTATCCCATCAGTATATGCTTTTGTTGCACTCACAAATAAAGCAGGCGCCCATATCCATGTCGCTGCAATACTTAACCCTCCCGATACCGTTCCGATATCACGATTAGCAACTAAAAATTTATCTGTAGTATTATAACCTTTTGAAAATAGGTAGGTCATAACCCATATAGCCATTGTGTAAATCACAACCATCATTAATTCAATCATAACAATCCTTTATTTTTCCTTTAACATCTTTTGCAATTCAGCAGTACTTCCAACAAATAATGCGTTTGTCACACTCTTTGGTGCGTTGTTAGGCACCTCTTTTAGTTTTCTCATTTTCTCTTGTAAGTCACCAAGTTTTTCAGTAACTTCAGCAACTTGTTTGATAAGGTTACCGGCAACTTCGTATGCTCGTGGATGGTCCGATTCTTTGGCGAGCTCCAATATGCCTTCCACTGCATCCGTTCCTTTTTCGACCAAATTGTAGAAGTTTTGTCTTTGGTATTCATAATCTTTCTCCACATGCTCATTCGTATCACCCCAATCTTCTTGAGATGAGGATACTACTTCTTGTTTAATAATTTTTTTAGGAAGACTTTCGACCACACCTAAGGCCTTATCAATTTCATTACTCATCGTCACAATACCTCTTACATATATTAGGAGCTTGTTCTGGATTATTTATAAGTGTGTCAAACCAAGATTGCCATTCTTCTCCTTCGACAATATCTTCAATCCTTTCTACATTACTAACCTTCATACTGTCCTTATAGAATCGAGATATCTCTTTTTCTTCTTCTTCAGAACGAGTTCTTTGTAAACCACAGCATGGTAGCAGATGACCTGTGGCACAAAAAAATACATCGTTTCCATTTTCTCTAAGACAACGGGGATTAAGTGTCATTCTTTATTATCGTTGATGAGGCTGTCGCTCATCGGAGATACGATCCCTCTGCCCATGACATACACAGCACGGGGTTCAAATAAAAATTTATCCCACATCTCATCTTGCCACTCACCATATCTATACGACTCACCCCACCTACTTGACATTACTGGTTTAAATTTTATTCCATTATGTTTTGCCAAAGCTCTTGCCTCGGCAATATCATTTTGATTGTATTTAAAAACAATATATTTCCACACAGGAGTTAACCCATAGTTTAATGCAAGTTTCATCATATCAAACAAATGTTTACCGTCTTGGTTTATTCTATATTTATGACTGTCTTGTGGAAGTCCATCAATACCAAAAATCCACTTTGCATTTACGTTAGCCTTAAATGCTTCTGTGTACCTAGTTGAAGATTTGTGTGATGCAGCAGTGTGCAAGATAGTCTTTTTATTTTTTTCATAAGTTAGTTTGAGAAAGTCTATTAAATTTGTAGCAAAAATAGGATCAGAAATGTTTCCTATAAGATGTATGCTATCATAATATTCTACAACCTTTTCAAAGTCAGATACCGACATATCACCACCTAAAAATGGTAAATTATTTGCCAGTAAATATTTTCTTTCACATTTAGGGCATTCTAGGTTGCATCTAATAGATGTTTCTATATTGATAGACTTACGTTCATCATACACACTACTCATCCACTCCTTGGAAGAATGAAGTTGTTTCATTAAATCCAAAGTCATCATCAGCATCAGCTGTACTAGGATTGGGTGTAACAACAAGCCTCTGTTCCCGTGTAGGAATATTTGTCTTAATATCTGTAAACTGATCAACTTGTACAGTCTTAATAATTGACTGCGAAGTAACTGGGCCATATAGATAGAATTTTGCAGTGAAACTTAAAGTATAGATCAAAGCTCGTCTGGATGTAAAATCTCCAGCATAATCGTCTTCATATGATATACTATTTAATACGATAGGAACATCTCGTTTAATTCCCATCTCCGCCATATCATTAAGAGTAAGAGTATACTCAGGTTGGAAGTATGGTAAAATTTGTTCAACAATCTGCAAAGCATCATCAGAATTTTTTGCAAGAACATATAACTCAAATCCAACATTATATGGAACAGGCATATACTGTGTTTCAAGTTGCTTAGAATTTCCACTCTTAGTCTTTTTGAATTTTTGAATACGATTTAGTTTTCTAGTAGAATCATAGGTAAGACCGTTAATCTCAAAACCAATTCTAGGTAGAGTTACTGCAACTTGTTTTGTCAAGTCAGGGTCTTCAGCTAGTCGAACCAAAAACTTTTGCCGAGGCCCATATGCTAATGGCACCTTCATAGACTGAACTACTTTACCATCGCTGTCTTTACGAACTAATGATATATTATTAAACATTGTACCAAATGCGACAACCACTTTTCTGATTGTCTCATGATAATATTGTGTACCTAACATTAACCTAAACTCCCTGCATCACCAAATGGATTAGATTCTGTAAAATCTAAAACTGTATCATCTAGTCTATCGAATAACTCATTTTGAGCTGACGGATCAACGTCAGTAGATAATCTACTACCTTCTCCTATTATATAGTCTTCTTGTAACAACCACTCACCAGTTTCAAGTAATAAGCTCTCACCAACTGAAGTTGAGTCATCCTCAAATATTATGTTATCAAACACATTTGAGAAGGGTGAATTCTCTTGTTCCTGTAACAACAGGCCTCTAGTTGTGAATGTATCATGTATACGAATAGTTTCATTAACAGACGAAGACTGTTCCAATGTAACTTGATATAATAACGTATCTACAGACAACGCATCTTCAATTGCATCAATAGCTGAAATACCAGTATCCAAAGCTTCCGAACTGTAATCGAATGTGCGACACTGTAATTTGTAAACTGGATTATTATCTAATTGATTGAACGGGGCATCATGATCTACAAAATTAACTTGAAACAATTTTTTAAGTATTGGGTGAAAAACTAAATCACCTTCTAATGGCCTATCTGAATCTGTTGCATCAGTTTCGTTAAGAAGATAAAAATCAGTTCCTTCAAATACAACAGAATTTCCTGTCTGGCTTATAGTTGCAGTCTCCATGAGAATAGAACCACCCGAAGCTGTATCTGTTGCGTCTTCAATAGTGAATTGTTTTGTTAATTCTTGAAATCTATGTTTTGCAACTACAAATGTAATCTCACTCAGATTTTCCAATCCAAATTTAGACATAAGTTCTTTCTCACCAGCATACCCACCACTAGTGTCCTCAACATACATTTCAATTTTTGCAGAGTTCCTAAATTTAGAAAGTGTGTCCTCTCCAAACATGTTGTCTTCTGCAACAAGTGTTCTATCAATATAATGAACATCATGCCCATAAATCTGGATTACTTCAGCAATCAAGTTTTTATAAAGATTTTGTTCAGTTGCGAGAGCAGCAACATTGTTCGTGTGGAATGCTGAATTTACTGCCATGAGACTATCCTATCATACCATTAACAGGTAATTCAAAGTGCAATTGAATCTGATCCTCCAACTTAGTAATTTCATCTAAAGCTTGAGAGAAAATATCTGCACCATTCATTGTAACTCCACCAAGCATTTCTACTCCACTAAACTTAGATAGGTTTGCTCCCCATTGTCTTTTAATAAGAGCTGATGTATATTTTTTAAGATACATGTCGTTGAAAATGTCTGGGAATTGTGTTGGATCAAGCTTTCTATAACATTCAATAATTATATATTCACCTACACTAACAGAATTACTCCAATCCATATCTAGATAAAGTCTCTGTTGATGTTGATTGAAACGAATTGGAATTTCACCTACAAGGATGTGTTCTAAAAAGTCTAGGTGTTGAAGTGTCATCTGATATTCCATAATAGAGGATGACGAAAAATCGTATAGGTCATTCAGTCGGAGCTGATATCTAATATCAAACATATCGCCGCCAGTACTGTCTGTGAAAGGAAATACTTGTACAACGGAAATAACTGCATCTGGTGTAGGAATATACCCTGCACCATCTAACCATGTAGCAGATACAGAATCATCAACGGTATCTGTTGCAGATGAACTAAGATTTGTTTTTGCTCTATCAATTTCATCTTGTGTAATTTGATGTTTAAGGTATACTCTTTCAATTCCATCGTAATGATATTCTGCAAAATACTGAAGAGCTTCATCAATACGGTCATCAATCTGATCTTCTGATACGTTAATATCAATTACACCATGCCCAAGTGACCTAAGACAGTAGAATTTAAATGTTTCTCTTGTTGTTGGGATTGCCATTATGTCACTCCTTTGTCCTATATTTATAAGTATTTAGATGCCACACAATTGGGTCCATACTGTCCATCATCAAACCAATCACTTTTTTTAACAAAACCTACCTTTTCGTAAGCAGGAAGAGCTGATTGTCTTGGAACCGTCCACAACCAAGTTGCTCCACGTTTACTTACAAACTCAGATGTATGAGTTAGAATTTTAAATGAAAGACCTTTTCGTCGATGATTAGGAGAAGTCCAAAGACCTCTAGAACGCCAATAACGATCTTCCTTATAGCTAAATGGATGACTAGATGAAGTTATAAAGCAGCTGTTAACACAAACTAGCTCTTTATTAATTCTAATACCAAAGAACTGTGGGATTGTGTTTTCTGACTTTGGTATCCCCCCCTTCTTTAATACGGTTGTGAATAAATACGGCTCCATCGTTAGTGTCCAATTATTAGTTTGTTTCACTCCACCTTTCTTTTCTGGCCATAAATGTTGTTCCCATACTTCTTTAATATCTTCCCACTCTATCTCTTCAACTTTATACATAATTTTTAAACCCCTTCCACTCATGTGGTTTATTAAATCTATGAGAAAAGTGGACGCATTTTATGTCAGGATGAAACTCATCTCCTAAAAATACATAATCATTACCAGTTATTTTTCTATATTTTCTTGTTAGCTGAACGTTAAACTTCATTATACTCTTACCGTATATAATGTCTTCCCCTGTTACCCAACGAGTAAACCACTCAGGGGGAAGAACTTTTAACTTTAATTTCTCCTTAACAGAATCCTCAACAAAATACTGTTCTCCATTAACAGGCCCGTTTGTTGTTCCATTCAAGATATAATAACTCTGCCAGTGTTTATAATCTTTCATAAATTTATCATAGATATACTGGCAGTCCGTAGGGTAATATTTAAAAAACCCTCCATTGATTTGATATCCTTCTTTATCTGTATCTCTCCACCACCCAGGCATTGCAGCAAATTCACCACGTTCAATAGGAAATTCAAATATTTTCTTGTAGTCATTAATAAGTAACATGTCAATATCAATAACACAAACAGGCTCATCAATGCCCGTATTCATGGCATACATCTTATTCCATTGAAGTACAACTTCTGGATTATATGGTTCTCGAATCCAAACCATCTCGTAGTCCGAAAGTTTTTTCTCTAAGTATGTTTCATATTCGGGCCCATACTTTTCGCCTATTCTAACTGCAAATATCTTCATGGTGCGTAAGGAAAAATCATTTTTGATTTTATCATGTCCATAGGTTGTACTCCAAAGTATTTATTCGGTTTCCAATCAATGCCGTCTTTTTCAAACCAAGGAATGAATGCAGCAACAATGTGAATTCTTGGTTTAGTTCCACCACCAGTATCCCTAACTCTATGTTTTATTCTTGTATTCCACATATAAGCTTTACCCACTTCTAAATGTTTTGTTAGTGTCAAAGAATTGTCATAGTCATCTGTTCCATCAATCTCTAAAATATAAGATGGTTCTGTAACCAGTGGAATATTAAATCTTATCGCACTCCACAAAACTTCATCTATATGCCAAGACTGTTCGTGGCCAGGATAAGCCCACATAACTCTTGATCTTGTTGGTAGTAAATCTACACTATCTAAAAGTTTACCATAATGTTTTTTGACTACTGGATGAACTGTGGAAAATCCATATGTGTCATAATAAGTATCTCTGTCAGTTTCCCAAGGCGGGTTTGGATTATTTATTCGAGAATAAGCCCAGTTTAATTCTGGATGGCCAAGACTTGCGTGTGGACCTTGTAAATGTTCATCACCGTTTGGATTCATACAAATACTAAACCCTTTGTATTTCTTTGACTCTTTGTTATCTCTTTGCCATCCTTTGATACCACCAATCTCATCCACAATTTTTAAGGTTTGTTTATACAACTCATTTGCAGTTGGCAAACCTAATTCTTCCAAGGTAAACTCTAGAAAGTTTACATCTAATTTTTCTTTGTAGTAATCAAAAGCATTATACTTATGATTTAGTTCTGTGAACTTATCGTTTAGCATATTTGTCCTTCGTAGGTCTTGTGCCTCTCAAGTAATAATGTTCAGTGTGGGTATCCAATAGTTCAATTAGTTTATCAAAACTTTTAAGTAGTTCTGGAAAGGTATAACAAACATGAGATACATGATAGCCGTATATATTACTAATATCCATGAACACCCGTTTATCTTTTATTTTTTCTACGAACCATTTGTTTCCAGCAAGACAGCTGTCTATAACATCAAATACTTTATACTCTATATCACATTCTTCGTACATATTCAGTTGTAGTTTTCTTAGCTCCTCATGAGTTCCAAAGGTCATACCTCGTTTTTTCAATTCATCTGTGTGTGGTATATCCCCACCGTAATCATTAAAAATAAACATCTGTGTTTCATTTTTTGAATATAACTTTATATCATCCATAGTCATATTCATTTCAACTATATTTTGTTTTATATCTACATTCTCACTACAATAATCATAGAATACAATATCACCATTAAAATTTAACCTATCAGCAAATACCTCACCACTATATCCAGCTGTAGGAGTAATAATTAAATTAAACTCATCGTCAGGAAGCTTACCTAAATTTTCCGTATTCTCTACATAAAACGTTTCATACATTCTGGTCATTAATATTTTAAAATAATTATCAGTCATATCTAACTGATCACGCCAACCAAATGTTCTATCCACTATAATATTCCAATTTAGATCATGGAGTTTTTTACGATCCTCCAGATGGCCATAAGACCAAGCTTTATGTTTTCTATCTACTATAGAAAAATTTGTGATAGTAGGAAATCCAGATACCTTTAATGTAGATGGCGTATAGTCATCATGAAAATTATCACTAGACCTTATGTATTTTTCCCACTTATTATGGAGGTTAGGTTTTTCCTTCCTTCTCCAGATATCAAGATTTAATTCCATATGTTGGTGATGCAAAAACGCTGGTTTATCTGGATGTACAATTATGTGAGCTCTACAGAATTCATCACCTTCAGTCCACTTACAAAAACTTTCAATTGATGTTGGATAGCTTATCATATCAAAAACCATACCAGTAGAAACAATCATAGCATAAGTGTATTCATCACAAGTATCTAATACATCGTTTAGTTCTGTTAGATGACATAACTTTTGATTATGTCCTGTTCCAGCTCCAGTAAAACCACCAGAGGTTTGCAACAACGTTGTTTGCAATTGTTTTTCTATTCCAAAATTCCAACCCAAATTTTCTGGCTGCACAACAATGAAAACCAAATGTTCAAAACCTTTTTTGATTTTTATCTTGTTTGTTTCATTTAACCAAAGGTCTTTAAATTCCTCAAAGTTTTTCATAATAAGGTTTCCATTCTGGAAACACATCAGTTAAACACGTGCCCCGAAACTTGTCTCGTTTTGCAACATCAATCATCATTTTTTTATGTAGTTTCTCATCCCACTCCATGTCAGTGAGATAATTAGCCAACTTCATAAACGTTTTTGTGTGATGCGGTTTTACTAAAGTATAAATTCTTTCAAGATATTGTTCTCTAATATCTAGTGGGAGTGCCGTAACAATATACAAATTATCTCCACCATAAACAAGACTACCAGTAGCAAAATCGTTATAGATATCTGGTTCCTGTTCTTGTAAAATATCTACACCATCAGCCACCTCATTCAAATAACCAATATTAAGAGAGCTAACACAAGTAGCAAATAATATCTTAGTGTCAGGCATCTTTGAGAATCGTCCCACGTTCTTCATTATTTTTTCCCACTTTGACGGGAACCTTATGTAATTATTTTTATCTCCCCAACACTCCACCGAAATGTTCATCTGACAGCCATTGAACTCTGGAACATAATTAAATATGTCACCCAACTTACCCATCTCTGGAGTTAAAGTTGCATTTGTGGTTATGGTAAGATGCATGTTTTTTGCAACACCCATCTCAATAGCTTTGTCCATCATTTCATAATTTTGAGGCAATGCTAACGTTTCACCACCTACGAGTTTCATTTGAACAGCTGTCTCTAACACCTCCTCAAACTTTGTCATATCATCTTCTTCATTAACCCAAGTTCTACCTTTGAGCCAAGAACTAGTAGCACCTTTACCTTTGTCTATGCCTATTGCTTGATTTTCTTTTGCATAAGTGGAAGAGTTATAAGGACCACACATATTACATTTCAGATTACAAAAATTATTTGGAGCATTATATTCCATAGTCAAGTAAAATGGTTCACTGCAATCTGTATCAATATACTCCTCTAATTTTTCTAGGTGTTCTCTGTGTTCACCATGCTCTGCATCAAACTTGTCAAGGTACATAATCCTATGACTTTCTGTAGCAGAATGTTTTTCTTGTTCTTTACAAACTTGACAAAACTTGTTTTGCATCGGCCCACCGCCAGTAAGAAACTCATTACGAAAATCTTTCATCAACTGAGATTCATGTAAAGCTTTTGGGCCGATAATTCCATCATTAACCAACTGTCTATTTGGCCATTCTTTTAGAACACAACATGGTTTAGATGCACCGTCCTGTGTAGAAACAGTATTTATAAATGGTTGTGGACAAAACCATTCTATGTCTGTTAACTTAGTCATGAACTTCTGCCTCTCTAGTTCCCCTATCATCACCACAATATTTCATGCAGATTTTAGGAATACATGTTCTCTTGGTTAGACCATTAAAAAAATCAAGCCATTCTGTTGACAGTATAATATCTTCAATCGTATCAACATTTTCTATTTTCAATTCTTCTTTGAACAAATCATCCATACCATCCATGTTACCATCGTAGTTTGGTTTTAATTTTCGTAGTGGGTCTGTCCAACAACAAGGTAATAGATATCCTTGAGCATTCAACGCAAATGATTTTCCTTTGGCACATTTTGGTTTAAGCACAATTATCCTCTCTTGGCTTGTATGGATCATTGGGTCCAGACCATCGTGAAGACTTGTTGATGTGGATGGGAATTTTATGACGTTTAGCAAGGTCTATCGCTTGAGTAATATCATTTTCATTATACTTAAAAATTATATACTGCCACCTGATATCATTCCCAAGTTCAACACCAGTTTTCATCACATTAAACAAGTATTTTCCGTTCTGATTTATCCTATATTTATGACTGTCCTGTGGAAGTCCATCAATACCAAACTCCCATGTAGCATTTTTATTTGCAATAAATGCATCTCTATACCAATCCATAGATTTATGAGAAGCCGCAGTGTGTACAAAAACTCTCTTATCTTTGGTAAGTTCAAGAAACTCTATAAACTGTGGATGAAAGATTGGGTCAGATATCTGACCACAAAATTCTATCTGATCAAAATGTTTAATAATCTTTTTAAAATTGTTTAGAGATAAATCTCCAAGCTTGTTTGTAGGAATGGATCGCCTAAGACATTTAGGACACTCTAATGTACATCGGTGAGTGATATCAAGATTTATACTTTTTCTAGATAATACATTCTCAATCATTTTCATTCTCAATATAATTAAATGATAAGCTAATCCTATCTTTATCACTTAAATTTTCTTCTACTGAATGAGGATAATCAGAGGAAAATAGTATTAGTCTATTCGGTCTTGCTTCAAACCTTAATATAGGAGATGACGAGCTAGCTTTCCCAAAAAATAAAATATCTCCCATATTATCATCTGGAATATCTACATAAAATACTCCACTAATTCCTGCTAGTTTAGCTGGAGGAGTCCTGTCATGATGATCATGAATGTCGTTTCTATGACCATTTCCGTTTATGTTTACCCACCAACTTATCATCTTTAAATTTGGGTTCATAGACAACACTTTAGCATCTATATCAGATTTTAATTTATCTGGCATATCTTCTGGGCCCAATAAGACACTTTGCACCCCACCCACGTTTGATTTTCTTCTACCAATTTGAGTATAGTCGCCCATAATCAGAAGAAGAGTTTTTTTGTAATCCTCCAACTGCGGCCATAGATACAGCATTTCAAAAGATTTTATCAATCAAGTTCCCTCAATACATCTTTACCAAATTGTTTAACCATAGATTTTTTCATTAATTCAATTCTTTCTTTGTTTGATCCACCATGAACGATGAAGTGAAAACGATTTTCGTTTGAACTGTTTAGTGCTTCATGTGTCACCCCATTATCAAACCAAAAGCCTGTACAGTTCTCAAAGGGCAACTCCTCTTTTGTATCCACTCTTCGTAGATAACAATTTTTTGGTTGATAGATTGCTAGATTGATCGCAGCAGATATGTTCCTTGTACGTCCTTCGTTTATCCTAACATCACTAGCATCATGATGAGCAGTAATACTTCCACTTGGCTTGATCAACATAAATCGACAACGCCTGTAGTGTTTATGTGGAAAGTCTTCCAACCACCTCTTCATCTCTGGCGCAACTTCGGCAACCTCAGTCCAACCCCACTTCACGGTATCTTCCGTGTAATGGTGTCCATTAGGATTCATAGTATTACGCCAACCCAAAGACGTATCAGATTCATCCTCATGTACAAATCCATGTATTGCAGCAGACCACCATTCATCACCATCTTGTAGTCGATGCTCTACAAAAAAGCCCTCATCATATACTGATTGAGCCTCTTTAATGATTACCTCTGGTATTTCTAAATCCATTTTTAGATACCAAATGTCATTTTCCCTGCACCATTCTACAGGAGTCATCTACCAATCACCATAAATCTTTTACTCTTATTTGACAACACCTTTGAACCAGAATACATAACATGTTTAATTCTAGCTTGATCTATTAACTCTTCTTCTGACTGAACACAATTTATATGATCTTCATGTTGATCATCATCTGATGACTGCAATACAAACAAAGGATTTTTCTGTACTGCATTATTCAATTCTCTAAACTTCCACATAGGATACATGTGTTCACAAGCACAGTTTATAATAACATCATATACATCTTCTTTTGATATTGGTGCGTTAGGATTTTGTATAAACTTGAGGGGTTTAATCATAACGTTTCTCATATTAATTTTGTATCTATTTTCTTCCTTATATCGTTTATTAAACTTATAACTTATAGGTGACACATCATGATCAATCTCAAAATTTTCAATCCACTCACACTCTGGAAATGTGTCGAACATAAGAGGCACAATATACTGAGCAAACCAACCAGCAAGTAGAGCTACTCTTTTCGGTTGAACATCTAATTTCTCTAATGTCTCTACCAACCAGAGTTTACTTTCTAATTGAGAGGCGTTCATAGAATCTAGAACCCTTCTAGTCATATAATGATAATTTCCAGCATTCAACTCACTGGAAGCTAACATTGCATTCTTCCAATCATTTGCCAGTTCTGGTGTAAATTGTAAATTCACGTTTTGGCCCTCCGATACTATTTTTACCATAATGATTTCAACTC